ACACAAAATTTGTATATGTATTTAAAAATGTGTTTGGATATGTTGGTACAGATATGTATGGTTTTCTTGATATAGAAAATACAGGTGATGTAAATGCAGTTGTTGATATAAAAAATATAAAAATTGAAAGGGGTACTAAAGCTACAGATTGGTCACCCGCTCCGGAAGATGTTAAAGGGTATACTGATACGAGCATTGCCAACATACAGATCGGGGGAACTAATTTGTTGTTAAATAGCGATTTTCATGATGGGCTTAATCATATAGGGAATGTAATTAACGGCGGAACTATACACGAGATAAATACGGATAGTTTATACGGGCATGTATTTAGAACTACTGCTGGAATAAGGTTATTTACTAATATAGTAAACGCAGGGATTAAGACAGGAGATTATATGACTGTTTCGTTCTACGCTTTAGGTGCGAATGGTTCAGAGTTTCAATTTGCCGGAATAGGACATGATAGCGGAGATACATTATTCCCTGGGCAAGGCTGGGAAACGACTACGGCCGGATGGAAGAAGTACACATATACTGCACAGGCTTTAACAAATCAGGTTGACGACTTAATGTTTTATCTATACGTTAATGAGAATGGTGCAGATGATAATCGCCCCGTTGTTATAGCAAATGTTAAGTTTGAGGTGGGAAATAAGGCAACCGCATGGTGCTTAGCACCTTCCGAAACACCTACAACAACAGCAATACAAGCGGCATTTTCGTTGTCGGGTGATAATATTTCTTTATTTGGTAAGACGATCGATATAACAGGAGCAACCGTTTTCAGCTCTATTCAGCAAAACACTAAAGTTACAGTAGATGCTACTGGACTAGATCCAAACACTTATTATCCTGTAACTATATTTTTAAATACAACCGAATGGCTTTATTCCCCGTCTACTATATTAGTTAAAAGAGGGTTAGATGCAACTTATGGAGTTCCGTCTTATGCTACACATTCACAAGGTTTTTCTGTAAGTTGCAGTTGGCAAACAAATGGAAATGGTTGGGGATCAATGACGGTAAAACGCATAATAAATTCGTATGAGAATAACTTTTCTACAGTAATTCCAATAGGAAGTATAAATCAATTAGGAAATTCATCGCAAGAATTTATTTATGTGAGAGGCGGTTCTAAGTATGATGTGCAGATAAATAAGCCCAATGTTGAGGTTACATTAAGGACATCCGCTTACACTGATTATAGCGGTCAAACAATTAATTTGTTAACTTCAGTAGTCGCTCCTGTGGATGATTTAACTACAGGAAAAACGAATTTAGCTACAAATATAGGTTACACTTCTTACGACGCTATGGTATCAGCGGCAGCAGCGCAACAAACCCTAATAGACGGTGGCTATCTAAGAAACGCCTTGATTCAAACTAACGCTATTATCGCCGATAAAATCGCCGCAGGTGCTGTAACGGCTGACAAGATCACTACAGGAGCTGTAACAGCCGATAAGATTGCCGCGGGTGCAATTACAGCCGATAAGATCGCGGCACAATCCATCACAACGGCAAAATTAAGTGCAGATTTGTTCGATGGCAACTATATTAACGCGAACTACATTAATGCAACAACGGTGTTTACAAACGCACTTACCGCGGGAACTATATATGCGGGAAATGCTGTTATTAATGGGCTGAAAGTAACTAATGCTACGGTGTCGGGGACGTTATCGGCTGTGTCGGGTACGTTCAGTTCGTTATCTCCAATACATAGCGGAACAGCACAGGGTTCTATGAATTTCGATAGTACCTACGGAATGTGCTTTAATGATCTGGATATAGGTCAGCAGGGCCAAAGAAATAACAGAGGGCTACGATTCTATTCCTCCGACATAAGATGTAGAGGAATGTTTGGGGCTTACGAAAAGAGTATGGTATACATTACGGGGTCTACCGCTCGATATTATCCAAACGGGTACAGTACTACAGATTATGTAACCGTGAGTCTTCAATCAACAGGAACAGGTGCGTATTATATTCCCTTATTCCCGGGAACATCCTCTGCGGGATATGATGGCTCTAGCTATGTAGGCAACCCTACAGTATATGGACACGCTATATATGCTGATTTAAACGGACTTCCTATAGATTTAGTAGTGATTAATAATTTCACCACCTACAGATATACGCTTGTTGGAAATACAGGAAAGCACGTAACTGTTGTTAACTCTTGTGACACTATGGAATGCTATATAACTACTAATGGTAATACAGATTGGAAGTTATGGGGAGGTGCTGCTTCTGAATGGGTTAATTTGTACGGTCTTATAACTCCATCAAGAACTAATGAAGGTGCAGGATGGCTTTGTACGGGAGTTAACGATAATAATTGGAATTAACAATTTAAAAATAAAATAAGATGAAAATTAAAATCAAATTAGTAGCAACAAAGGAACTGTCAGAAAATGGCAGACAGTTAGAAAAGCCTGAAACGGTCAAAGATGCTTTGCAGGTTATTGGCTTAGGCGGGGAAAAACTTGCAGTAGAGAACTTCGGTAAAACTCTATCAAATGAGATTATCGTTTCTCAGTTACCTAGCTCCATATCGGACTTTATCGAGTACAAAAGATTCTTGGAACGGCTTCATGACAATGACGGTGAGGAGCTAGAAATCGACGAGGTATATATACCTATCATTAAAGATAAAGCAAAGGAGATATACCCGGCTATCACGGCAATGACTGTATTCGAAATGCTCGACAATGCTCTTGTCGAGGCTAAAAATAACGAGGAAGCAAAGAACGTTAAACCAATTAAAAAATAAAAGAGATGGACTACAAAGAAGTAAGTAAAAGTACAGCGATTGACTTTTCTGTAACAATCGAGGGCTATATCTATAAAGGCTCATACAAATATGACGCCGACGGGAATATTACCGGGCTCTCAGGAGGTATTTACGAGAATGACAAATTTGTCGGAAACTTTTCTCGAGACGACAACTCGGGAAATTTGAATATTACGGGTGTTTCTACTGAGAACCTTTTGACACAGGCGACAAATTCTAAATCGGTCATAGATTATGTTATCGCACTTGTAAAAGCAGCGACTACAACCGCAAGCTAATGAAAGACATGAAATTGCTCTATCAAAAGAAATAGAAAATAGAGGGGGAATAAAAGCCCCCGACCGTTAGTAGGACGCCAATCACATACTAACAAAAATGCGTCAATCCGCATAGTCGAGGGCTAAATGTCTTCAGCTGTGGATTGACGCATTTTTGTTATGTGATTGGCACAACAAAATTACAAATATTTTAATAAATATCATAATGAAAACACCAATTACTTATTATGGTGGCAAACAGACAATGCTCAAGCATATACTTCCATTGATCCCAAAACATGAATTATATACCGAATCATTCTGCGGGGGAGCTGCTGTTCTGTTTGCAAAATATCCGTCGCAAGGGGAAGTTATTAATGACATGAATATGGCACTTACGAACTTTTATTGGATGGCTAAAGTCTGCTACAAAGAGCTGAAGACTGAGATAGATAAAACACTACACAGTCGTGACATTCACGAGTATGCTACATTCATTAATACTCATCCTGCTTTCTTTACTCAAGCGCAGCGTGCATGGGCAGTATGGGCATTATGCAAAATGTCTTTTGCATCAATGTTGGATGGCTCATTTGGATATGATTTTGGTGGAGGAATGCCGAAAAAATTGCGCAATTCAAAAGATGAGTTTACAGAGCATCTTTGTTCCAGGTTAGAGAATGTTACAATAGAAAGCCGTGACGCATTGGAGATCATCAGTACTTATGATTCAGATAAAACGTTTCACTTTATTGATCCGCCCTATATTAATAGCGATTGCGGACATTACGAAGGTTCCTTTGATGAAAATTGTTTGGAGAAACTTCTGCAGCTGCTTGAAACGGTAAAAGGCAAGTTTATGCTAACGATGTTCCCTTTTGATATGATCGAAGAGTATGCTAATCGGAATGACTGGATTATTCATAGAGTAGAACGAACAATTTCCGCTTCCAAAACTAATAGGAGAAAGCAAGAGGAATGGATTGTTTGTAATTACGAATATCATAAGCAAGAATCTTTATTCTAATTTTGTTAGTATTTATTAAAAAGAATAAGCCCTAACATGAAACTGTTAGGGCTTATTCTTTTTAATAATCATGGTAAATATATATTTCATATACCACTTCGTTTTATTGTTAATAATACCGTTTCGTTTTACGAAAAACTTTCATTTCGTTTTTCGTGATTTATGTTTTTTGTCCTAACAAGGTATACCGGTCCTTTTTTCCTTTTCCTTGTTCTATACGTATTTGCATCCGATTGCTATCAATATCCTTAATTTTTAGATTTATCAACTCACTTATCCGC